AGGGCTTCAAGCCAAGGCTAGAGAACGACAGGCAAAGCAGGGTAGAGGCAAACATCTATGGCTTTAAGGCAGAGTTCGCTGTTGCTCGATTACTTGGGGTAGAGACGCCTACCGTCAACGTAGTGACCGATGGTGGTGTTGACCTTTGGTTTGAGGGCGTGAGCATCGATGTGAAGTTTAACAATGCAGAGTTTGGCAACCTGATCTTTGACAACATGGATAAATTCAAATCAAAGATTGCTGTTTTGGTTGGTCGGACTAGCGACCCAGAGGTGATGCGAGTTAATGGTTGGATCAGTCGTAAGAAGTTTGGGAGTTCACATTTCCAAAAAGACTTTGGCTATGGCTCTAGGTGCGTCATGAAACATCATGATCTGCTAGATATTGAAAGTTTGTGGAAGGTGCTAATGGAGTACAGGTTTAAGTGAGCAAATACTTAAATTCTGATGTTCGGGGGCAATAAAACAAGGAGAGTGATATGCGAGAAATTAAATTTAGCTACATTAATTGGGTTAAAGACTCGAAGGAGAAGAGTGATGGAAGATAAAGAATTAATGGCAGTGGCGCTGGAGTTCGCAAAGCTATTACCATGTCACCATGCAAAGACAATATGTAGGCTAGTCGAGCGTGTTGAAGAACTACAACCTGCACCCAAAAGCATTGTCTGGGAGCCGAAAAAGGCTGAAGAGTATTGGTATGTGGATATTGACGGAACTTTGGACGACACAGAATGGAGGGACGGCGAGGAAGATTGGAACTTGCTAATACACCACAACGCCTATAAAACCCAAGGCCAAGCAGAGAAAGCCGCTAAGTATCAGAGGAGATACAACATGGTATTGCAAGCTGTACTAAATCTTGAACCTGATCAGGTGGTGGATTGGAAAGACATGAATCAGGCTAAATATGGAGTTGTGTTTAATAATAAAAGTGGGCGTTGGTTTTATTCAGATTATTATATTGTTGATAATTTACACGCACCACTCACGAATAAAAAGAACGTCCAACCATTACTGGATTATCTAAACGCGAAGGAGAAAGGCGATGAGTAATCAAACGGTACATATAAATTCAAAATTTAAAGTTGAAATTGATAAATGGAATCACACTCTTTTAAAGTTTATCCCTCAAAAACTAATTGCTAAGGGAAAGAAAAAAGGCGAAGTGCAAAAAGAAAAGTGGGTGCTAGTCGGGCATTATAAAGATATGCATCTAGTGATAAGAGAACTGTCGTCTTGTATTGGATTAAGTGACGCAGATTACTCAATGCTAGAACATTGTAAAGCGGTTCTTGATAAAGCTGAAATTTTATGCGCGTCAGTAAAAGGAGAAAGGCGATGAAAGATAAAGAATTAATCGAAGAGGCGTTGAGGTTTGAAAAGCGTTTAGAAAACTACAACTACGCGTCTGGCGACGATCACGGACATTTTCGACAAAAGTATCGAGAAGATATACGGCGGAACGATAAAGAGATAATACAACGGTTAGTCGAGCGTGTTGCAGAACTACAGTCCGAACCCAAAAGCATTGTGTGGGAGCCGGAAAAGGGTGAAGAGTATTGGTACATATCAGGGAGCGTTCTAGTTGGTGTCTGCAATCGGGATAATTGTTCATCCTATGAGGTAGGGTTTCTCACAAATGAGAGATTGAAGCACCACAACGTCTACAAAACTCAAGTCCAAGCAGAGAAAGCCGCTAAGTACCAACAACGATACAACATGGTACTGCAAGCTGTGTTGAACCTTGAGCCTGATCAGGTGGTGGATTGGAAAGACAAGAATCAGGCTAAATATGGAGTTGCTTTTGATCATATAGCCGGTGTTTGGTTTTATTGGGGGCGGTGTGTTCTTGATAAGAGTTTTAGATCAGTCCTAACTGATAAAAAGAACGTCCAACCTTTACTGGATTATTTGAATGCTAAGGAGAAGGGTGATGGAAGCTATAAGCTATGAAGAAATTATAAGTGATTTGAATAAGCGAGACTTAGCACTCGTGGCTGTTGTTGTGCGCGACGCTAATTCAAAGCTCTCTATAATGCAATACGACAGTGCCGGAAATGCTACATATATATCATCTAAAGTTAATGCCCTCCAATTTGACGAGAAATTAAAAGGCAACATGGTGACAGTTATGGGAACAATAGGGCCAGTCACTAGGGAGAGCGGTGATGAATAAAATAAGTTATGTTGTAGCTAAAGCACTTTTTATAATTACAGGGGTTATATTTTTAACTCAATTTCTTTTTGAAATGTCGGGAATTTTTGTTAGAAAAGAAGGCTTTGAGTCCACTCTGCTTGTCTGTTTTATAGCGTTTTTGCTTTCAGCATTTTATGGTCTTGCGGTTGTAGTTTTTAACGCATCAAGAAAAAACAAGGAGGGAAGTGATGAGATACGTTGAAATGAGAAATAGAAGTGGTGGCTGGGACGTTCTTTACCTAGAAGAAAATAATGCTACTAACCACATTTGGCCCTTACACCCACCAGTAACCTACGCCACGTTGGAACTCGCCCAAGCCGAATGTGAAAAACTTAACAAGCAAATGGAAGCTCATTTTGATCATAACGAAGGCGTTTACTATACCTCAGTGGGGTGTCTTGTTGATAATTTATTGAATTCTAAGGAGAAGAGTGATGAGAGAAATTAAATTTAGCTATATGTGTCAGCGCGAAGAAGCAGGGAAGTTGCTTGACCTACGCTACACGCTCGACGAGATTGAGAATTGCCATAGCGAATATTTTGCAGTGGGTGGATACAACCTAATAGCTAGACGGCAATACACTGGCGTGAAGGACTCAAAAGGCGCTGAAATCTATGAGGGTGATATTGTCCTCGTTGCTGGATTGGGCGTGGTAGAAGTTAAAATCACCCCAGACTATGGCGTTATTTACGAAAACCCTGAGTTATTTTGCGACAATTCGTACTCTGATAGCGCAATGGAAGGTGATTTCCCAGAAATTCTAGGCAACATATACGAAAACCCTGAGCTACTTAATGGAAGGATGAGGAGAGAGTGATGAATAAAATAAGTTATGTTGTACCTAAAGCACTTTTTATAATTACAGGGGTTATATTGTTAACTCAATTCCTTTTTTTTGAAATGTCGGGAATTTTTGTTAGAAAAGAAGGCTTTGAGTCCACTCTGCTTGTCTGTTTATTAGCGTTTTTGCTTTCAGCATTTTATGGTCTTGCGGTTGTAGTTTTTAACGCATCAGTAGAAAAAACAACTAGGAGAGAGTGATGAAGTGGATAAGTGTTAAAGATAGACTGCCAGAGGTACATGGTGAACCTGTGATTGGTTGCGTGGAAGATAGATACTCTCTTACAGGTTTAGTTACTGTAAGCATGGTTTGCTATAAGTTCGGGAGCGGGGCATGGTACGACTTATGCGGTGAAGAGAGTGAAGAGAGTGAAGGATATTCGTTAGAGGTTAAATACTGGATGCCGTGGCCCGAACCTCCAAGGGGGAAGCGTTATGAAAGATAAAACACCCGAAGCAGGAGAAGAGTAACTAACAGAATTGCGTTGAAATAAAAACTCTGTACGCCAATCAGCGTAAGGGTTTCAGCTAAATGGAAAGGTTTAAACTCAAGCAAATTGCGTTTAAAATTAGTGCGTAAGACTCGCGCATTGATGACCGATAGGCTATAAGCAGTCTGCCCCGCTGTGGTCGCAAGGGGCTTTAACAGGAGAGAGTGATGCAGATTTATAATCATGAATATAAAGTTACCGGATTTACACAAAAAGTAGTTAGGTGTTGTGGCAAGATCGTCCCTAACCCTAATAAGTTGTTAATGTGCGACCCTCCCAAAAAAGAATACCGATGCGATACTTGCGGGTCTGTTAAAACTTTAGGTTACGAAGAAGCTAACGGAGGGTATGACGTGGAGTTTGTCAGAGAGACTCTTGCTGAAAACGAACTGGAGAAAGGCGATTTTCAGCAAGAAAAAACGAGGAGGCAAGCGAATGACTAGATTAATAGATATGATGACGGAGGTAGAGTTAAGCAGTAAGGTGCTAGAGCTTTTCTCTGGTTCTCCTTGTTTGGAAAAAGGGTGGAAGCGTACCAGTGATTTGAAACAAGGTCTAGAAGCACTCTTCGCACCTGTACTGAAACAGCAATTAATGAAATTGCTTTACCATTAACATCAATTTTAATTTTATAAAAATGACTAATTCTGAATTTAAAAAAGCCCGACAACAGTTGGGCTTAACTCAATTACAGCTTGCAGAAAAGCTAGGTCTAACCAATAGGCAGATCATTAGGCTTGAGCAAGATCACCCCATCCAAAAGCAGACAGCACTAGCAATGAATCAACTTGTCACTCTCGCAAGCCTTGATGAATAGCTTGGCTAATATCTGAATCCATCACGGCATACTCCGATAGTAAAATAGTGAGTCGGGGTTGCCATACTTTTTCTGAGCGCCATCGGGAAACACCTAATATTTTCTCTAACTTTCGGATGCTTAGTTTCTTTTCGCCCTCACCACCACAAGCAGGGCATTGTATCAATTCACTGTCTGATTTAACTTGACCCACTCCGTGGCATTTGGGGCATTTATTAGCACCGATAGCCAACCTTAATGCAACGAGTCCAAGTAGATCGGGAACGCGCTTAGATTCGCTTGGAAGGCGTTTAAAGTGGTGTTTACGAGCCATTAAGACAGCTAGGGTGTTTAATTCTTGTCTTGAACTGTCATCAAGTGAAAACTTAGCCAAACCGAACAGATATGTGTGCCTATCTAGGGCAGTGAGGCAAGCCGCCACATCACTGGCTGAGATTTTAGAGCCAGATGATCCTCTGATGGATGCAAGCGGGGGACTGCCTGCGGATAACATTGCCATTAATTCACTCATGCTCATTTAACCAATTTGCAAAATCAACAAGATAAAAACCGATCCAGACAAATAATGTTGCAATTAAAACAACAAAAAGGCCGATCAATGTTGCAATTAAAAGAACAAAAAGGCCGATCAAGGCAATCGGGAGCGCCACCAAAAAGCGCAAGAGTCTAATCATCAGACATTGCAGGGTTGTGCGCCATGACTTCTTCTTCACTGGGCGGCAGTTTCAGCACTCTAACAGTCACCTCATCGCGCAACGACAACAAAGCGTTGTGCCTGACATCACCCTTGGCCGTTGCCATGATGTTCCAGTATTTCTTTTGTAAATCAAACCAATCGTTATCAATACATGAATTAAAATCAGCCTCAAAATCAATCATCGTCTGCACTCCAGAATCAATTTTTCCATTTCGCCAGTAATCAGCATTTTTTTGCCCACGCGGTTTAAAAACTGCAAAGATCGAGCAACGGCCTCTTTTAGCTCCTCGCTCTTATCATCGCCCTTGATGCTGATAGATATGTCAACACCGCCTTTTTTTTCCCTGTATCCTAAATCCATATTTCGCCCTCTTGCCGCTCCTTTGTTTTCATTGGCGCTCCCCCTCAATTCGATCAGGGTTAATAATGACCCGGCTGTCCTCGCCATATTCTTCTGAAAGAACCACGCAAGTCATTGAGCGAGATGAGCCAAACCCTGAACCTGAATGCCACGCATCTGGTGCAGCCAACACGTTCCACTGCTCAAACATCATCCCGCCAATTTCTTTGGCCTCTTTATGATGAAGATGCCCCAACCACCCAAAGCGATATTTTGATCTGCCCCACTCAACTGCTAGTTTCCGGGTAACTGACTCATAGATTCGTTGCGGGTTTATTTTGTCTCCGTGATGGGTAACAATCAGAGAATTGCCAAACTCAAGGTGCGTAAACTTATCGTAGTTATCAGGAATCGTGACGCGAGGATCATCGGCAAAGTACATTTTCAACGCCTCGTTTAACCACAGAGCCGCATCAGGGTCGTGATTACCTCTAACATTTAAAACAGTGACAACCTCATGCTTTTGCAACAGCCGAACAATTAACCGCTTGACCAGGTTAATGCCCATTCTCACTGTTCGCCCATAACGGCCATCAGAATCTAAAGGCGTTCCAGAACCTGTTTCACTTTTAATATTATTACTGTGGAAAAAATCGCCAAGATTAACCAAAAGGCCATGCCGAGAATCAGGACTGCGAGCCACGAGAGAATCGATAGCACTTTCCAATATATTAACGCCAATGTCAGTGTCATAACTATCCTCTCCTGTCTGTTTTGACCATGCGTACATCCCTAAATGATGATCGCCAATCATGTAACAATTCATTAATTTATCTACGGTATCCGCAGGCTTTGGAATGGGCTTGTGTAACCCTTGCAATTCGTCTTTTAAGCCATCCCTAAAGTCCTCAAGCATTGCCTCAAGATCAAACTTTTCTCGCTCCTGACGAACATACTGGCCTTGCAAATTGCCCTCACCGTCATAACGGCTAGTAACAAATTTAGCGTTGAATCCTTCCATCGTGCGATGGTTGACATCCCGGTGGGGAGCAACCCCATTGGCCGCTGCTTTTTTCTCAACGCCTTTAATTGCGTTTCTGACGGTACTTCTTGATACTCCTAGCGCGTTTGCCGCTAGTTGTTTATTAGGATATTTAATCACCGCCTCAACAATTTCCAACTGTCGATCTGTGCAAAACTCTTTGAGATGTTCCATTTTTAAGCCCCGATCCTTTCTGAGTGAAATTTAATCTGCTTTTTAAAATCCGCTTTAATATCTGCAACCTCTGGCCTGTTGTATTTCTTGATATTTCTTGACAGCACCTCTAACTCGTCAACACCCTTCTCGCCATACATTTCAACCATGTATCTCCTGTATTGAAGAACCCCGCCTGTTGTTTTCATTTTGAAACAGTTACATCCAGAGCATTGAGGATGGACGTTCTCAACCGTCAGCTTTGTTGCTATTCTTGAACGCTCAAAAAAATGACCACCCTGCATTTCATCGTTCCACTTTCTGGTAACGCCACAGGTCACGCAACTCACCATTCCATTCTCATCTGCGGCTTTTAGTCGCACCAGTTTCTGCAAAAGCACCGCTGCCTTTTCAACCTCTTGAGCAATCGTTGGCGGTTTTTTCTTTGCCATCACTTCCACCTGCTATGCTTTTGAATGCCACCGCAATTAGCACAAACCACCTCAACCAAACTGGGCTTGATCGTGTACGCACAACGGCAATGTTTCTTAAACTTTGTGTTGTAAACTTTGTAAGCCTTTTTACATAACCCAAGCAGTCGCACCTTGACCATTAGCAAAGGCCAATAAATTTTCGTTAGGTAAAATACTTTTAAACTAATCACAACTCTATTCCCTGCAATCTAGGATCAGTCAACTCATAACGACTGCCCATCACTGCCTGAAAGTGATTCATAAACTCGCTCATCTCTGGGTTGGTCATCAAAGAAGTCACAGGCAGATATTCCATAAACGCAACCTTTTCCTCATAGTCTGGAAAGGCGTGAACCAACTTCATCCAAGTGGTATTAAACTTTTTATGTTTCCGCATAATGGGAACGCCCCACTTCAATTTAGCGAGGCACTTAATTTGCTCTGGCGTATACTCTCGACCCTGTTCAGCGCAGTCCGCATACCACATATGCGCTAGACGATTAATGGCGTGAGATCGCTTTTCTTGCGCGTCTGTAATAGTGACCAGGATAGGTTTGTTAAGAGATGTCTCGATGCTGCGAATGCTTTTTGCTAACTCATCTCTCTGATGATCGTTAACAATTCTCACCGGATATCTCAATAAGCCAAGTTCACTCATCGCGCCACCTTACAAATCTCGATCACTTGGGCATTACGGTTTTCCCAATTCCTAACCGTATGCTCAGATAAGACGCAAAGCGCACCACCTCTCTCGCAAATATAGGCATCGTCACCCATCGAGTTGATCAACTTGACCCTTGCTATTGCGTCATCAATGCTCAAATCAACCTCCGCTTTAGCCATCCGGCAGAAAACTTTTCAAGCGTTGTTTCGCAGACACTTTCAGGACGCACCGCTTTGGATTTTCTTTTAAATAAATATTCCGTAAAATCACGCTGATTGGATAAGCGATTGCGAATCGTATGCTCGTTTCCACCGGATCGCGCAATGATCTCGTTCTTGGTGTAAGAACAACCAAATGTGAATCGAGAATCATCACCTAAGAATTTATATTTGTTCGGCAATTTTGGATCACCCATCGAATAAACCTCTCAACTCTGCAATGCCCTTTTTTGCAAATTCTTTTCTCTCTGCCGCTGTACAGGTTGGCAATTCAGCAACATAGGGCTTATGTGCCAACGTCCCTGCCGACCCAGTAAACACGCCCTCGTTAGTCAACAAGCCGATGATTGCGTCGATGTCAGGCCAACTGAAACGATCATTGCCTGCCCTTTTTTCCTTGTGTACAAGATCAAATGCCTCTGCCATCTCCTCTCGACTAAACTTTGCAATCTGTTTACCAAACTCTCTTCTAGCTAGACTTAAACTCTCAGCATCAGGCCACTGGCTTTGCATCTTTGCCGTACCATAGGTGTTTTGAAGTCGCATAAAAAAATAAGCAATCGCATCTTTATCATCATCACTAAAAGTTTGTAGCTTTCCTGTAGTCGTAGAGACCTGAGGCGTAGTCACTTCTGCGCTCTGTAGCAGATTGTTTATTTGCATTTTCTTTGCTCCATTTTTTTTCATTGCTTTCCCACCGCCTGAATGCGCCTTTCCAATCTTTCATCGGTGATCGACCAACTACCCATCCCCTGCTTTCGTGGTAATCAAGAAAAGCCTGTGGATCGGAGATATATTGATTTTGATTTTTGTACTCAGTGACTTGAGCAAGAGAAGGTTTTGTGAATCGTTTGGGGGGATTGCCCCCTATATCTGTATTATTAAGAGATGTATTATTACCTTCAGCATTTTCTAAATACCCCTGTTTAGTTTTTGATAGGGGGGTGTTTAATTTATTAACTACCCTCAAGACCCTCTTTGTAATCACGTTTTTATCGCGGATTAATTGAATCTGTATAAAGCCCTTGGCCTCAAGTGACTTAATGATTTGAGTGCATCGACCTTTTGAAATGCCAAAGAATTCCGCAAAGTATGCATTTGATGCATAGCAATTTTGCTCGTTGTCTAGGGAGTCTATTTCAACTAAAAAAATCTTTTCTAGGAGGGTCAGTTCGCTTGCAAGCCATATCTCGCGTGGTATCCATATTCCTTTGAAGTCGCGTTCTTGCACTAAACTTTCCCTTTTTTATGCAATTATTGAGCAAACTATATACGCTTTTACGCGTTATAGCAATAGGCGTTAAAGCTACTGTTACGTTTCTACGCGTATTTTTTTAATCAAATGCGTATTTTTATTTGCTGAATGCCCAAATGTATGCCAGAGTGAAAGGGTATTAAAAATGCTAATAAAAGGAATAAGAAAAAATGATGGTCAATACGCATTCAAATTACTATGCGCTCGTAAGCTTGAGCTGTCATCAAATGACCGCAGAAATGCTGTGGTGGGCGGCGGATTCAGGGGGGCAATGTTGTGGAAAATGATATGATTTTAAAAAACCTAAAACTTCTCAGTGTCCCTCAAAAACAACACCTTCTCTCTCGTCTAAAAAATCAACACGAACACGAAACAGCCAAGCGATATGTGCGCGACTATAATCTTGCGCTTATTTCAGCAATGCGCGTCAATAGCAGTTAAGATTTGTCAATTAATTTTTGAATGTAAGCGATTTCGCGAGCGCGATCATCATCAGACAACTGCATGATGAGATTTAAAATTTCTTTTTCCAACGCGGTGTGATCAACTTTAATTTCATCTTCGGAAACGCCAGTTTCCAAATAGGTAGGATCGACACCCATTGCTTGACCCAACGCAATCAAGCAGCTTGTTTTTTTATTCTTGTTAAGCTCAATCGCGCTTATCCTGGTCTGATCAACGCCTGAGATTTTAGCGAGCATTGCTTGCGTCATCCCGGCATTTAACCGCGCTTGCTTAACCCTATCACCCATTTCCATTGATTTTTACACTCTATCAAATAACGCGTTTAGATTACCTTTAAGTACGCTTGTACGCAAGTTTTTTAAATTAATACGCTTTTACGCGTTGCACCATTAAGTTTTTAATGTTACGCTTGTACGCGTTACTGAAATACTTTTAAGGAAATATTATGGAACAAGGCAACACTTTTTTAACGCAGATGATGGCCTCAAACAGCTTGAGCCAAGTTCAAATTGCTCAGGCCACTGGCGTTAGTCAGCAAACAATTTCAAAGCTGTGTTCTGGGGTGACTAAAACACCGTCACGCGATACCGCTTTAAGACTTGCTGAATATTTTGAGGTATCAACTGATGAAATTTATCAGCAATAAGGGGAACATTATTATGTACAAAGACAATCCCAATCGAGTAGACCCGCCAGAGGATGATTCAAATCCATATGGCTTGGAAGATGAAGGCGTAAGTCACGAGCAAATCTGCGACACCCTCGCTGACCCATTAATTTTATGGGAAGGCATGAGCGTTGATGGAGTGACTGAACCTTACCCTGCCGCAACCACATTTTTTTATATGCGCCAAAACGCGATGAGACTAGCTGATGTTGAAGAGGCTTTGCTTTACGCGTTCGCATCTAAGAATTTCGAGTCCATCGGTCACATTGTATTTGATCAACTGGAAGGCTATGCCAAGCGCGTAATCGACCATAGGAGTTAGTCATGGATATTTTAAAAATGTTTGATCAGTTTATGGAAGAAGAGCAAAAGGATGTGACAAATATAACGGCTTTTTTCTTAGGCGAAACCGACTCGCTAAACGGCAACCAGTTCAAGCGAGGGATGCACAGGGATTATGAGCGAGGTTATTCGGCTCGATATGTCCTTGAGCAAATGTTAAGCGAGAGGACATCACAATGAAAACATCTGAATCTATTAAAGAAATATCAGCAGCATTTTGTTTAGCGCAAGCCGAAATGGGTGGCGTGATAAACAACAAACAAAATCCAGCTTTTAAAAATAACGGAAAATTATCAACTTATGCAGATTTGATGGCTGTAGTTGAGGCTGTAAAACAACCGTTTTGCAATCACGATCTAGCATTTATGCAATTCCCGATTAGTAACTCAGAGGGAATGGGTGTTATCACTAGAATTATGCATAAATCTGGCGAATGGATTGAATCAGAATTTACTATGCCTTTAGTTAAGGTAAGCGCGCATGGAGCAGGGTCAAACTTTACCTACGCTAGAAGATATGCGTTGTCAGCAGCTTGCGGATTGCCAACACAAGATGATGATGGGAATACTGCATCGTTAGCAGTGGAGCCATCTGTGTATATTGATGATATGCAGCTTAAAACATTAACTGATTTGCTTGAAGAAACAAATACAGACGTTAAAGCGTTTTGTAAGCACTTTGAGGTTGCCTCTGCTAATAAATTGTTAGCCAGCCAGTTTGATCGAGCAATTGCCGCTTTGAACGAAAAGAAATTAAAAGCCGCATGATTATCTCACCGCACGAACAAGGCACTGAAGAATGGCTTGCCGCCCGTCTGGGTAAGCCATCAGCCTCAATGTTCTCAAAACTTATCACAATGACGGGAAAGCCCTCTTCAAGTGCTGGTGGGTACATTAATCAGCTTCTTGGAGAAAGGCTTACAGGTAAATCTGAGCCGCACTATCAGAATGAACACATGATAAGAGGCAACGAACTTGAGCCAGAAGCAAGGGCCGATTACGAATTCATCAGCGGTAACACAGTCGATCAGTTTGGTTTTATTCTTGATGATAGCGAAAGTTATGGCTGTAGTCCCGATGGATTAATCGGTGACTCTAGTGAGGGTGGCTTAGAGATTAAGTGTCCTGCTCAAACTACGCAAGCTGGCTATTGGCGCGACAAGCAATCTGGCGTAAAGAAATACTATCAACAAATCCAAGGTTGTATGTGGGTAACAGGCAGAGAGTGGTGGGACTTTTTTTCTTACCATCCTGATATGCCTCACGTTCTTGTTCGTGTAAAGCGCGATAAAGATTATATCGAAAAACTATCGGAGCAAGTTTTGCTTGCTGTATCAACTATTGAAAAAGAAATGGAGAAACGACAATGAGTGTTAATAATTTAATTTTTACAGGTAACTGCGGTCAAGACATGGAAGTTCGTCACACTACAAAAGGAACGCCAATTGGCTCGGTTAGCGTTGCATTAACCCAAGGCTGGGGAGACAACAAAAAAACTGTTTGGGTCAAATGTTCTATTTGGGGTGATCGTGCTGAAGGTTTAGCGCCATATCTTAAAAAAGGAACGCCCGTAACAATCCAGGGTGAACTTGAGGTAGATACCTATCAATCAAATGACGGAACTGAAAAGACCAGTATTGGGTGCAAAGTAGGCTCTGTAGCTTTTGGTCAAGCTAAATCACATGACGTTGCACCTCAATCTAGCGGCAAATCTTCTCAACCTGTAAAACAAGAAAGTTTTGACGATGATATACCGTTTTAAGGAAACCCCTTGCGGTTTGGCCCAGCCGCTACCAAGTGGGCCACTTAAAGGAGAAAGTAATGGAATATTTCATGGCGCTTTTTTTAATTGCATTTTTAGTAGCAACCATTGTTGATTGTTATGACACTTTGAGAGGTAAAAAATGAAAAGCCAAAACGCTAAAATCTTGAATTACCTGAAAACCAAAAAGCCACTGACCACGAAAGACGCGCAAGAGATGTTTTCTTGTTACCGTCTAGCAAGTCGGGTTTATGATCTACGGTCTCAAGGCCATCCGATTGTTTCTCAAACTAAGAAAGTGGGCAACGCTGTCATTGCAGAGTACCGCTATGCTAGTTAAATTTTGGTTATCCTCAACTGAGGTTGAAGAACTGACAAGAGCAAAGAGCCGATCTAAGCAAATGAAAGTCTTGGATTTTATGGGCTATAGTTATAGGATTAGGCCAGACGGCTCTTTTGTTGTTCCAGTTGAGCAGTTCCAAGAGCCAAAACAAAAATCATACACTATGGACTTTGCGTCACTTGGCTAATGAAAGGCTAAAAACAAATAAAAAATATCCTGAAAATTGGCGGCTAAGAAAGCGCGGAAAAAAGGGAGAGTTTGCGATTTGGTACAGGGTAGCTAAATCGGCACGACACCTCTGGGGCAATAAAACAGAGGTCAAGTTAGGTTCTGGCAAGACCCCGCAAATTGCAGAGAAAAAAGCCTTTGAATTTTGGGCATTAAAAATAACTGGTTCGGAAAAGCCTTATACTTTAGGCGCACTATTTACACGCTATCAAACGCAAGTTATCCCTAAGAAAGCAAAGCAAACACAAAAAAGTAATTTACAATCCATGAACCGACTCAGGTCTGTATTTGACCCCAATCAGCCAGTTGTTGATTTCAAGTCGCACCAAGTATTTCAATATCGTGATTATGTACATCACAACCTTAGTGCCAAACGCGCAAATCTTGATCTTGAAGTCCTGTCGCATATGTTTTCTAAAGCAATAGAATGGGGGTGCGAAATAAGGCATCCATCCAAATCCATTGTCGGAAAGATTCCTATTGATGATCGTGATCGATATGTAACTGATGACGAGTTGGATTGTTTGCTTGAGGTCTGTAATGCGCTTTTGAAGGTTTATATACCTTTAAAGATGGCAACAGGTAAAGACAAGTCAATGCTGCTTAGAATTAAATTAAGCGACATCACAAAGGACGGCCTGCATTTTTTAAAAAGGGAAAAGACGAAAGGTAAAAAGGGAGGGAAGGCATCATTCTTGCCTTTTGAGTTTGAAGGTCAATCAACCGGGTTAAAAGAAATTATTGATGACATTATGATCTGGAGAACCAGGTGGCTAAAAGTGCAATGCTTTTATCTGTTTGCATCCTCAACTGGTCAGCCGCTAGTTAATGAAGATGGCGAGACAAGTAACTTCGACAGCCAGTGGCAAAGAGCCATGACAAAGGCCATTAATAAGACTGATTTGGCAGAGAAGTTTCAAGAAAGAGACTTAAGAGCAAAGACTGCCTCAGATGTAGAATCAGCAGAACACGCGGCCAAACTTTTACAGCATCACAGCACAGCAACCACCAACCGCGTTTATCGCAGAAAGCCTGAGATTGTCATTCCATTTCAGCGTTAAAATTTGCCCCACAGAAAAACTAATGCCGCGCTATATATAGCCTTGAAAGCCATTCATATATGTATTGCTTGGGGCAATTATTTCAGTAAGTAATTGATTTATATAAGGCTAATCGACTATTTGCAGGTGGCTTCGAACCACTTGGTCGGGGGTTCGAATCCCTCCGGGTGCGCCAGTTTTACTGGGCTGTAGCGATTTAGCAAAACCAAGATTGCCCCATGAAATCAAGTTTGCCCCACGTTTAAGGGTTATTGCTTTAAAACCTTGGCTATTTTCTCGCCACTTCTACCTACTACATAACCGCCTAAACCTATCTGAAGTAATGACCACGCCTCATCTCGTAAGGGGGTGGCAAACAACCCAAAGGTATCGCCAACAACTAGAGCCAGAAACGTCAGCATGGTGATCGGCCTCCAACTAGCGGCAAGCCAGTTTCCGCTATTAGCCTCTGCGGTAACGATAGCGTGTTGTCCCTTAATCATTTCCTTTTCGTAATCAAACACCCTTTGCATGGCCGCTGCTTGAACGTCTAACAAATGGCCTTTTGCCTGTAACCTTTCATCATCCGATGTGTGGAGCTCATCAATTAGGGTTGCAGCAGGTTTAAAAATCCCGGCAATAAGATCGGTGAGTCCCATTAGGCTGAATCTTCTTCAAGTGATGCAATCAGAGCGTTCGTAAATTGATCTTTAGCAACTGACACCTGGTCAAGTTGAAATTGAAAGTTTTGCGCTTTGGCTTGTAAGTCTTGAATTTGAGCAATCAAATATTTTTGCTTGTCATCCAACTGATCATCAGTGAAGTCAGTGCCGTTAATGTTGATTACTTTATTTTCTTCAGTCATGTTTTTATCCCTTTACTTTTTATTCAACGGAACAGTAGTCACCGCCCTAAGCACAACAATACACCCTGCGATCACAGAACCTATGACCGCTTGACCTGCTTGGCTCACTGGTAGGAACCCTGTGTATCCTTGCAAGAGCGAGAGTACAGCTAGTGCAATACTAAATTGAACAGTCTTTGACTTAAGTGCTTGCTTGATTTGTCCCATTGCTGAGTAATCGGATGCTAGTTGTTCGGTTGTTCTATCTTCCATTTTATTTATCCTTCTAAGGTTTCTATTCTTGCGGTTAATGCGTCTACTTGTGCAGACAGTTCTTGGATTGCTTTGGTTAGTACAGGGATTAGTGCGGCCTCTGCAACTTCCTGAGAGCCATCTTCTCTATCGTCCCAAAGTCTAAAGCCGTCAGCGATACTACTGTCAGCATCTATAGCCGCTTTAATTTCTTGGGCTATAAAGCCGTGGTTGGTGTCAGAGTTTTTAAAGACTTCGGTGGAGTCAGCTTCATAGGCACTAAAGGTTTCTGGCAGTTCGCCAAGGGTCTTGTACTTAAAGGTACGAGGCTGTAGAGCATTAATGAAACTAAGACCTGTTGTAGAGTCTGTAATGTCTTTCTTGTAGCGTTCGTCAGATACTGTTGCCCATGTGACGTTACCGTGTGCGGCTCTGATGTCTGAACCCGCATGTCCTAAAGTTGTGTAGTTTGTAGCCCCAGATACATCATGTCCTATAACATTAGCATAATTACTATCTACCGCAGATGTGTGAGCATAAGAGCCAAGTATTGTATTTCCTACACCCGTAGTAAGACTAGTAGTATGTAATCCTGCTTCACGCCCTATACAAGTATTATAATGCCCAGTTGTTACAGCCCCCCCTGCCGCATAACCAAAACAAGAGGTATCATTTGCCGTAGTAACTGCATCACCCGCTAAAGAACCTACTGCTGTATTTGCAGTGCCTGTGGTGTTTGCGTATAAAGCACTTCTACCGACTGCTGTGTTAGAAGCACCTGTAGTGTTTGCATATAAAGACTGATAACCCATTGCTGTGTTGTTAGAAGCGGTGGTGGCGGCATTAAGTGCTTGTACACCCACTGAAACATTTTGTGTGCCTGTGCTATTGTTCCAAGACGCATTTGCGCCAACAGCAACATTATTCCCGCCAGTGGTATTATTCGTTAAAGCCTGATAACCCAAAGCTGTGTTTGAACCTCCGGTAGTTGTAGCATCACCTGCTAAACCACCAATGAGGGTGTTTTGAACGCCTGTGGTTACAAGCCTACCTGCTGAAGTTCCAACTGCTGTATTATAAACAGCCCCACTTCCTACATTTTGCGTGGCTAATGCTTGCGAACCAATTGCAACGCTTTCTTGCCCTGCTGTTTCTGTAGACAAAGCAAGATAACCAAGTGCAACATTGTAACTAGCAGTAGTTAAAGCATCACCTGCCAAAGCTCCTACAGCGGTATTAAATGCACCTGTGGTGTTTGCTGTTAAAGAAGCATACCCAACTGCTACGTTGTTATTTGCTGTTGTATTTGCCGCTAAAGCTGTTCTTCCCATTGCTGTATTGTAAGCACCCTCAGTGTTACTTTTTAAAGCCTCACGACCTAAAGCACTATTAAATTGACCAGAGGTATTACTTAATAAAGCTGATGCACCCACTGCTGTATTTTGACCTGCGGTCGTGCTTGCGGCTAATGCGTTATAACCAACTGCAACATTCTCATCACCAGTAGTAATCGCAGTACCTGCCTCATCACCCACGACAACATTATAACTACCACCGCTTGCAATGCTGTTACCTGCGTTGACACCAAAGCGGACGTTAGAGGTTCCAAGCGTTAGGGTGTGTAGAGAGCCGTCTGAGGCTATGCGGAAGCGTTCTGTGTTGTTGGTTAAGAATTTCATGTTGGCGTTTTCACGCTGACGAATAGCAACGTCTGGCGTTGGGTTTTCTACCGTAATGCTAAATCCGTCAGAAGCAGATGTACCTGAAGCTGAGTTAGTAATCCCAAATGCAATGTCTGACGCACCGCCACTAATATGTAAGTCTCTATTAGGCGAGCCTGTCCCAACCCCAACCCGATTAGCACCACCATCAACAAACAGCATATTAGCGTTGCCGTTTGACTCAACGCGGAAGTCTAGGTCTACAGAATTTTCGTTTAATACTGTTTCACTTGGAGTTAATAAAATTCTATTTCTATCTGTTCCATTAACTATTGTATTAATTTGAAAACGCCCATCTTCAGTTCCATCACTAGCATCTATTATTTGTGTTTGTATATTTGCGTACAAAACATTCTGTGAATTATCATTACGCCCATTAAAATCAATTTGAGCAAGAAGGTCATTATCAGCAGGACTTGACGAGTTTCTATAAAAATTTAAGTTTGGTCCAAAAAAAGAATCAGCGTCTGTAGATACTAAAGTAAGTGTATCTGAATTATCTGCTGTAGTAATAGTCATACCATCAGATGAAGTTATACTGCCATCTACTTGTAGTGTAGAAGCCATATCCACAGCACCATCAATGTCCACGACATCAAGGTTAGTCGTGCCGTCTACGTCTATGTTGCCGCTAATGTCCAAAGATGTTGCAGTAACATCTACAAACGTAGGACTATCGGTAGTAGCTACACCCTGATTCAACGCCTTAACAGATGCAATGGAAGTCAACTCGCTATCCATCAATCCCCCTGCGGCCTCTACGTTAATTGCGTCAGTGACATCTGCGGAGGCTTCAATGCCGTCTAGTTTAGATTCGTCAGCATCAGTGAAAGCATTCGTATCTGAATTGCTTTCATACGCAGTCTTTATCTGAGCCGCAGTTTGATCAGCAGTAGCGCCTGACTCTATGCCATCCAACTTAGTGCCGTCTGTAGCAACGTCTCTTCCGTCAAAGGTAGAGTTAGTGGTTATCGCACCAGTAAAAGCCGCACCAGATAGTTCGGCTTTATCTGTGTTGAGATTATTAAAGTTCGCATCTACTTCATTGTTCGTTAAAGGACTGCCCTTTCCTGATCTAGTGGTAATTGTTGCCATTGTTCTCTCCGAAAATTAGATATAAAAAAGCCCCAATTAAGGGGCGAAAAGGGCTTTAAACTTAGGATGCAGACAGAGTAATTGTCCAGGTTACTGACATCGTGTCGTCAGCTTGCTTGTTTACCGCAGGGAAAACCGTTCTGCAAAGCATAGTGCCAGACGATGCAGCATTAAATACCCCTGCCTCTGTAACCGCGCCAGTGCCTTCACCTGCCTCAAATGAGGAAACATAAGTAATGGTATTGCTAGAGGCAGAAGTGCTGTCTAACGCCTCGCGTGAGCCTAGAATCGACACTAGATCAGTCTGGCTTGCGGATACCGCAGTTGTGCCTGAACCCAATGCCATATGACTCATTACCCCGGCAGAAGTCCCTGCCATGCGTGAGCAAATAAACGTTAATCCAGCGCTGACAACAAGGTTGTGTATTTCGCGGCTATCTTTTACATTGCCATCTTTGTCTTTAAGAACAAGGGCAACATCACCGCGTAGTTTTAATTTATCGTTAATCATTTTTTTCTCCAAAAAAAAACCGCCATTTGGCGGTCAGTGAACGGTTAAAGTTAAGGGTTAAAAAGTTCCAGAATAACCAACATAATCAGAATCAAAATAATTAAAGGCACAATACCCTTGCCCTCGATATGAACCTGAATCTGTCAATGCTGATGTATCGCCCAACAGCTTTCCTTGGACAATGTTTAGTATGTCGGTCATGGCGGCAAGATCAGAACGAACTTTGACAAAGGTCATTTCCTGATCATCTTGTGCAGTAGCCTCACCATCTAAATCATCTGTTGCGCTAAAGGTTTCATCAACAAACTTGTGGAAGTCCATCCTCTGGTTTTCTGTCAACGCACCGCTATCAGATAATGCTTTGCCGACAGCAAAGTTTGAATCATCAGAGATAGAACTGGCATCAGATAACGACTTATTAACCTCTAACGTGGTCGCATCCGAACTGACTGATGTATCAGCAACCGACTTACCAACAGCATTTGACAAGCTATCGGTCATGGCTTGGCTGTCAGACAGCGATTTACTTACTGACTTTGCGGCTAAATCACTAAGCCCTACGGTATCAGTAAAGAATTTAAAGATAAGGAAGAAGCCAAACTTAATACTGGCGATTGCTTTTTTAAACGTAATCCCTGCAATGGCTTTTTTAAATATTATCTGAGCCTTATTCACTAAAAGTCACCGCGCAAGTAAAAGTCTAGCACCTGATAAATGGTTTCGACATTACCGTTAGAGTAGGTAATTTCAATCTCGCCTTCGTAATACCCTTCGTCACGGTTGAGGTTCCCTGATGAAAAAGAAAACACGGCAATGCCACTTGCCAGATTGCCGCCAACATCTGCGGCTGTTAGCGTGAACAAAATACTCGAACCGCCCTTGGCTCTAAAATACATCCTCACTGTGCCGCCCGAACAGTCGATGGCTGCGCCAGTGTCTTGCCTGGTCAAGTTGGCTTGTATCTGCGGAGCAGTGTCATCTTTTACTAGTTGATATGTCATCTTAAACCTCTGCGTCTTTACGCAATATTATTACCTATGTGAAAATCTATTAATTAAGTTGCTGAAATTATAAAAGCCAGAAGTTCTGTGTATCGAACACCTATTCTTGTTTGCTCTTCACCGTTTTCATTAATCCACGTATTGCTAATAAACACTCCATAGTCGCCTGCATCCAACCCTTCGGCTTTAAATGCATCTTGCAAGTCTTGTGCAATGATTCCAAAGTGGATTCTTGCATTATCACCCTTTTCTGCTACGGCATCTTTCCACCTAAACTTTCTTAACAGACCTTTAGCCGCCACTGCTACGCGTTGTTCTGCGGCTGATAAAACCTCAATATCTTGCTTTTCGTTGATGTCAGAAGTATTAATAGTGCCATTACGTGCAAAGATATCGTTAAACCGATAGCTTGAAGCACCCAAGTCTATCTGAGCAGAATCACTTTGTGCGCCTGTGTGGTCAGTAGGATGTATTGCACCGTTAGCAAAGCGTAGACCTGAATGGTCTGAGGTAGTCGAAAACACACACAGGTCGTTGCTAATTACACTCATTTGACCTCTAGTGCCAAAGTGTAAATTGTCACTTAAATCAAGCCGACTAGTTATGTCAACTCGTCCATTTGTAATTTTTAACTCAGAGCCACCACTATCTTGTGGCCTGTAACCTCCTGACCCTAAATATAACCCAGTGCCAGATTTATCAATACCTATTTGGTATTCCCCAAGCCCTCCATTTGAATAACTGTCAAAGCTAGTAACAAAGTTTATGGATGCGCCCCAACTAACTCCAGATGAGGGGTTTGTTGTGTTTGGGCCAATCATTAACAATCTTGGCTTGCCTTGATCATTGATAGCCGCAATTTCTAACGTATCAGCACCGTCGGATAACCTAACGACTTCATCGCTATCACGATCTCTAAAAATAGTTGTTGGTTGGTAGTAAGGCTCAAAGGCGTAGGAGTAACCGCTTTTTTCAACTTGCTGATACCCAACTGCTTTTACAGTTCTAGCCAAAGTAGATGATGGGCTACCAGTTGCAGGGTAAGGTGAATAACTGCCATCAGTAACAGTGACAACAACTTTAAAGACATATTCACCAGACGGAAAATCATAGACGGTTGTGATTTCTGTTAGATTATAATCGTCATCTATAACGCCTAACTGATATCCACTTAGGGTCGGATAGGCTGTTCTTACTTGCGTTTTAGTTTGCAACTCAGCTTTATAATTACCGCTGCCAAGATCAGTCGTTTTAACAAAGTAATTACTGATTAATTGACCTGTCGTGGTTTTACGTTGTGAGATAAGATCAGAGCCAAACTGCGTGAAGCTAGTTGGGTTGCTAGTAGGCGCATAGTAAATCTGAAACTTAAACTGCGACATAACTGCGTTAATAGCATTTGTCTCACCTGATACAGTGCCAGAAGTTAAAGCCCCTACTGGGTAAGATACATGAAGTTCTAAATGCTCTTTGTAATCTTGCTTTAAATAGAATGTATTACTGTCTGAACTGGTTGTTGCTACAGCGGTTGTTACAGATGGGGGAATGCCAGATTCACCGTCATAAATAACAACATCAGAATTATCAGGCGCAGTAATTGTTACGTTGCGAGATGTTGCGCTAACGATAGCCGCGTAGTTTGATTTATTAAAAGACCGATCATAAGACCTAACTTTATAATAATAGGTTTTAGGCGTTTCTAAATCAGTATCAATAAATGAACTGTCGCCATTACCTGCATAAAGATATGTGCCTGTTTCAGTGTCAGACCTAAACACTTCAACACCTAATAAATCTTTTTGCGTTGGGTTAGTCCAGGATATTGTAATCTGCCTGTATTCACCCACTGCTGATACAGAAGTCGGGACATCAGGAGCGGTGGTATCAGTCGCAGGGGTTTGCGAACCTGTAAGATAAGCACTGCTAACATTGATTTCATTGACTGCCTTGACCCTTACATCATAGCTTGCGCCTTGTTGTAAACTGCGTATCTCAAAGGGTTTGGTCTTGGTTGTTTGAGAATAGTAATCATTAGACCCTGTTCGCCATTCCACGATGTAGTGGTCAACAAACGCATCGTCGGAGTAATCCCAAGTAACATTAAAATAAGGGCTGTAAGTGCCATCATCTGCAAGGTAGCTGTCAGCAGTAACGGTTAGATTAGTAGGTGCTGCGGCTGTTGTCCCATCATATAAAGCAACCTCACCTGCGCCTAAGAATACTTCTTCATCTTCATCCCAAGACCAGATTGAAGATGCTGTCTCAATAGCCTCGACATTGACCACCATTTGATCAGAACTAAACCCGAATGAATAACCAACAACCTCAAACACTTTGGAGGAATAGCCAAGGCGAGTATTGGAGACATTGATATTGTCCCCTATTTTGAATTTAAAGGCGTTTAGGTTGCAGGGGATGGTAATGGCTTCCTGTTGCCTAGAACGGAACAGAGCGAGTTTAGCGATTCTCTGAGCGCGTATATTATTGACCGTGTATGGAAGAGGCATATCCAAATAGATTGGATCGCCATCTTGAGTTGCATAAGTGCTAGATATTTGAGCAGGGTAGTCTGCAAGAATATAATTATCTTCTTCTGAAAGGAACACCCCTTTTACGCCATTGTAGGCATTACGTCTTGATTGCTTGGTTTGAACGCTGATCTCGCCAACCATCATTGATTCATCAATCGTTACTGTAGGAGCAACGTACTCACCTGCATGAATCTCGAACTTGCCGCCTGAATAAATGAGCCGACCAATCATTGCGCCTGTCATATTCTCAATATTGGCTTTAATTGAATCAGCGGTATCAATAACGCCATCCATTGTATAACGCGGTTGAGTTCCACCTGCGGCTAAAGCGACAGTCTCATCGCATACGTCTTTAGCAGTATTGATTGACGATGTAAGGATATTAGATGCTGATTCAGCTAACCCGTATTTTGAATCTAAAAGATAATCATAAATGCAGAGCGCAGGGTTTTGTGACCACGCTGTTGCGCTTGTCTCTGGGTCGAGTACCTTTTTGCCACGAACCACGGTAGAGATATTTGGCAGACCTTGGGCAAATTGCTCTTGGTCATAGGTGAGTTTAACCACCATATAAGCGGTATCGAGTAGCTTGTGATTGTCAGTCCATTTTGTTGAATTAGAAACTAAACTTGCCGTGCCTCGTTGTGATGCATTATCCGCAGACGTTTGATCTCCTTTATAGAAACCAATATCAACATACGACCCCCAATCACTAACATATGAGCCACCATCCCAAATCTTTTGATCGTTAAACCAGACCTGTTCATAAGCATCTATTTCATGCCCTGCAATCGCAGTGACTAACCAGAGGTATTTATTATCAGTGCCAGTGGATTCAAGGTAGACAACATTGCCGCCCACACGCGCACGACCATAGATAATCTTGCGAGAGGATGCCGCCTCTCTGGTCATGACAGATCGGCCACCCATTTGAGTGCCTAAATCGGGCTTTGGCATTAACGCTCTCGATACCATCGACAACCCTGCGCCAAGAGCAAAAGCCGCCCAAGACCAAGCGATCCCTGCGATAGCCGCTGAACCCATTGCCGCTACACCTGCTATTAACGCTATTGCCATTTCTTAATCCTTAAAGCATTTAGAGTAAATGCGCTCTATTAAATTAAATCCCATGCCAATCATTAAATTGTCAAAAGGAATATGAACTTTAGTATTGATGTTTAAAAGAGAGATGCCATTTTCACGGCAGTGATCTTCTGCATATTTAATTAATTTATAACCCGTTGCCCCTGCTCTTGAATCAGGAAGGACAAAAACAACATCATTATTTGCAAAGACATGATCTTTGTAATGAAGGCTTTGTGATACAACCAGTACACAATAGCCAACTAATTCGCCTTGATCTCTGGCTGTAAATATTCTCAATATCCCTGCTGCATCTAACTCTGCGTACTTTTCCCAATCAGGGTTTAATTTAATTGTGCCTTGATTAAGAGCAACCAATTCCCAGTGTTTTTCTAGCAGAGGTTTAATATCCTCTTTTACATTCGCTAGACATTCGTGAGCAATTATCATGCATGATGCCTATTTCCACCGTCTTGAGAGCCGTCATATCCACCGCCACCTGCTGACCCTGTTGGCCTTCCCCAGATGATTTCTTTCTCTACAATGGCGGTTACAAACTCAAAGCCTTTGTCTGTAGGGTGATCAATCTTTTGATCTTCTGCTGTATAGCGTCTAATTTTTGATCGCTCAAAGGCAATTAGCTTATTCTCAACAGCAATAGTGATTGATGAATATTGCCCTGCCTCGGCAATAGTCATGGTATCCATAAAGCCAGAAAAGATAATGACAGGATCAGCAATTAAAGAACCTGATGAATCAAACGCACCAAGGCGAACCGTTAATTCGCGCCCTTGATATTCGTGATCTTTTGCTATCGTGACCAGGGAGGATTTAACCCCTGCTAAACTGACGTTCATCCCGGTAGCTTGAACATCTGCTGTTTCTTTAATTTCACTAATGCTGAGTAAATCACCAAGCCCTGTATAGGTTTCACCGCCATAGGATAGATCACCCATGCCTGACCAAACATTTAATTCAGCAGGGCTTTCACTTGCAATTCCAGTTCCTGAACCTGCACCAGTTGCAGTAAAAGTCACGCCAACCGTGTTTGCGCTTGCCCCAATAGCTGTAAAATTAGTATTGCCAACACTAACTATTTTATATTTGTGTCCTGTGACAAAAGTACCTGCCGCAATATTTTGATCAAACTCCATGTTGACAAGGTAGATAGGTCTGACAACATCAGCAACAAGCGCATTGCTCATTGCGGTAGTTAGCGTTCTACTCATAACGCCTCCTCACAAGCAAAGGTAAAGCCGTAAATACTAGCCTCATTGATCGACCAACCAATGTCATTGGAGGACATACGCCATAGGGATTTTGGAAGGGTAAAATCACATACCTGACCACTGGCAATCGTTGCTCTTAATGGCGGTTGGAAGTTTAATGTCCCTGCCCCGGCTGACTTGTCAGATGTCACCATGTAGAGGTAATCACCTAACTGGAAGTAAGTTCCTGCACTCACAGCAGAACCACCTGATGTTGTGGTTAAAGATTCCGATCTAATAGCGGTAGAGCCTGACGTTGTAGCCGTAGCCGAACTGGTATGTAGTGGATTGCCAAAAGTAAAAGTCCCCTCCCTTCCGATAAGGCCAACAATAAATGCCTCAACTGATCTCGCCTGTGCATGGCTAAGTGGTGGTAAAGATATTTCTGCCTCCCATCGTGCGCCTTGGTGAGTATAGGTCTGAGTATCTAAAGTGAAGGGTGATTCAGCAACAGCCACAACACGCTTTAGGCGCATTGACATATTCTGAATGCCAACATTAGGAAAAGCTAAGGGCATTATGCACCCCCCATTGCTTTGGAGAAGTTACCACCGCGCAACCTAGCATCTGCAACAGCACCTTTAGCGGCTTGGGCTATCTGAGGCATTAACTGTACGATCTCAGCACGTACGGTTTGCTGTACGCCTGTAGTCACGTATATTGTTTGCTGTACGACTACGCCAGATGATTGACCTTTAGTGTGATCAATGACAGTCTCATTCGGGTGAAGTATTGCAGGGAATCCACCTTTACCATCTACGCCACCAGATCGTGAACCCATCCCAGTGAATCCACCGCCATTAAATGATCGGCTGCCGCCTAAATTTGTCCCTGCCGCATTTCCTGCCGCATTTGCATTGCCACCACCGCCAAAGCTACCAGTGATAGCGTCAAACAGTGGTTTAGTAATGTAATACTGGACAAGCATTTTAATCAAACTATCAACTACCGACTTCGCCATATCTCTCATGGCATCACCAAAGTTTTTTGCCCCAGTGATTGCATCGGTAAAGGCATCGGTAAACTTGTTCATGCCTTGTTTGGCTACATCTTGTAGAGCAATATCAACATCGCCAAGGGTTTCTTTCCAATCATTGAAGGCTTGACGCATATTGCTAATACCATCAGCAACCTTTGGAACTAACCCTTCACCTTCTCCACCGCCCACGATAATTGCAATAAGGCTTTCAACTTCTTTTTTAAATGCATCGACATCAATGACATTAGATAAATCAATCGGAGTCATGCCACCACTAATTTTGGCCTTCAATTCATCTATTCGATCATTTACTTCGTTATACCTTTTTACAATATTGACTAAAGTAGGTTCAGCATCACCAAGCCCTAAACTTCGTATCTGACTTGCACTTAATGTTGCTCCAGTTGAAATTTCCGTAAAGGCATCGCTTAGTAAATCTGCTCTGCGAGTAAAATCATCTAAGTCAGTTTTGTTTGCCCATGCGGCAAAGCCAGACACTTTTTTGCGGAAAAACTCAAACGTCTTTCCAACATTAGTAAGAATAGTATCAAGCGACTGAACAACGGCAACAGAGGCATTAAGAAACGAAATTGCCATGTCTTTGGCAAATTGTTCAACACCGCCTTTTTCATCAGCAATCTTTTTAAAGAATTCTGTGAATCTTGTTGTTAGGGATTCAATGGCAGGGGCAAGTGCTGCAACAAACTGATCTCTCAATCCTTTGGTTATTGCCTTTAATTTTGTAAGAGAATCGCTTGCATCTTCTACACCTTGAGCGGCATCACTGGACATTACTGCGCCCAATGCCTTTGCCTCTCCAAGCAATTCAGCTAGTCCCTCGCGGCCTAAACCTAATGTGTTGACTAATGCCGCACCTTCACTGTCAAACAGCTTAAACGCTAATCTGAGGCGATCTGACTCGCTTTTAACTCCGCTAAACGCGTCTGCTAAAGCAAGCATTCTTTGGTCTAACGGCATTCGGTTTAACTCTTGAGCATTAATACCTAACTCACGAATTGCACCCTTAGCCTCGCCTGTTCCTTTTGCCGCTTCTGCTGTTCTTCGGGTAAACCGTTGCAACGCCATATCCATCGTGGTTGTCGCAACGCCAGTAATGTCTGCCGCATACCGTAAAGCACTCAATGCCTCAGTGGTTGTGCCGATCTTTGATGCCGTCTTAGCTAATGAATCAGTTGCGTTTAATGAAGATTTAACCAGTAAGCCAAACCCTGCAACACCTGCTACGCCAACCAAAGCGGTTCGCATAGAAAACACTGCGCCAGTGACTTTCTTTAGCCCAGAGGTGACAGAGCCAAAACCTTTCTTGGTTTTATCTACTGCACTGATAATAATCTTGGTATTTTCAGCCATCGTTCTCACTCATTAATTGGTAATAGGCCATCCACTCGTTAAAGTGGGTGACAGACATCTGCTCTGCTTGTTCGATACTCATATGCAAGCGATCAGCCAAAGACAGCAAATTCATCCTTGATTGATCGCGCCTTAGTTTTTTTCAGCAGTCTCCACTGATTGAACATCGGCAAACATTTGATTGGCGATTTCAGAGATAACCGCTGTCTCCTCACCCATCAGATCAATCCGATCTTCCGCAGAGGTAAACAGCTTAGAGCCACCTTCATCCATTGCTTTCATCAGAATCAGATCAACCATTGCTCCGATTGTCGTATTCTCAAGAAAGTTGGGATGTTTCTTTTGCAGTTCATTAAGGTCATAGCAAGAGATGCTGCCGCAGAACAGTTTGAATGGAACGCCATTCTCATCTGACCAGGCATCAACCACTACCTCGCGCAGTGGTATCGTTCGCCTTGACCGTAACTCTTTAGCCAGACCCATTAGTGAGCCGCTTCGGTGACTGCGCCAGAAACCTGAAGGCTAAAACTTGCCTCAACCATGCCATCAAAAGATGCGTTGATTGACTTACTAGTGACAATGCCTGTGCCTGAGTATTTCTTGGAGCCTGACGCTGTACCTGATGGGCTGATCTCAAAATCAATAGAGGCACGAGCATCTAATACTAATTGCTGTGCGTCTGCTTGATCCCAATAGCATTCTATAGAGACAGTGCTGCTCTCTAAGCCTGACTTATAGGTTCGGGCAGTATCGCCCATTGCGCTATCTTCGATGGTGTCAGCAGACGTTTCCAAAGTAAATGATCTGATCTCACCAACCGCGACCTCTGAAGTACCTGATAACTGTAATTTTACTACGCCTGATTGACCTGTGACTGTAGCCATTTTGTATTTCCTCTCGTTGAAAAATGTTGCTTTTTGGTGGACGAAAAAAAACCGCCAAATGGCGGTCTGTTTCAGTTGGGTTAATTTAGGTTGTGCCTCGCGTGTATTCGTACAAAACGCGAACCGTCAAAATGACTCCTCCGATTGGATCAATAGAGCCTTCATCTATTTCGACTTGAGTGATCTGCGTATCTTTTGCAAAGCCCCCTCTTGTTCTATCGACATCAAGACCCTCTTCGATTGCCTCAATGATGTTGTTTCTTGCCTGATCGATCAGCGCACCTTTGACAAAGCAAACCAACTCATAGTTGATGGTTGCCATGCGCTTGCCTATCGAACCGCCTATGGTCGAATCTTCTCGATTCTCATCAGCCGTTCTGACTAAAACAGCCGGGTATTGTGCGTTGGATAACTTGTCAAACTGGAAGGGTTCTCGCGTGACATATTTAATGTCCACTGGGCTAATAATGTTGCCGATGGTTGTCACAATGTTTTCTGCAATGGATTCTCGAACGCTCATGGTAAGAACCTTTCAAATGTTTTTGCCAGTTGCTTTTCTTCTAGCCGATTAAAGCCAAAGAAAGGTCTGATACTGTCGTTTCTCGCTGCTCTTTCAGTAATTTTTGGATTTGTAAAAAAGATCACTGCTCGTTTGCTATTAGCCTTGCTTGTCATGCCGCCAATCATCGTCCCAGTGACATTAAGATTTACAATCCCACTAGCGTCACCAGAAAAACTTCGCCTATCTTTGCTTCTAGGCCATCCATTTTTTTTGGCTATTGCGTAACCTTTAGAATAAGGCTTAAACTTTCCTTCATACCCTTGGCCTTTTTCAGTCCTGTCTTGAATGACATTAATACCAACTTGCGCTGTTTTGGATAAAGCTAATTTAATTCCGGCCTGAATCTCTTTCTGCCGCTTTTTGGCAATGCCCTTAAAGTTCTTGGGCTTAATATCAACCTTGACCGCTAGGCTCATCGGACTAAACGACCATCGTTAATCGGGGTTTTCTCATCGTTATCAATCGTGCCGTTGTTGTCATCGTCATATTCAACGCCATCTTTAAATACAGCCTCTATCTCTTCGGCATAACGAGACTTGTAAAAATCAATCATGCCTTGGAATCGATCACCATCAACCCAGTTGGTTAACTGAGGTAGCGCGTATTTCCACAGGACTAAATAAGCATTGGCGCGAGTCCATTGTGAATCGGTCAGATAGGATGCGTTTAACTCACCGCTAAACCCTCGCTTGTCCCACCAATCTGCACGAATCTTTCGCTCTATATCTGCTTGTGCTTTGGCGTGATCTGCTGAAAATGAATCAATGCCAAAACTTAAAATGTCAGGAATGATTCCCATCAAGTCTGCATCTGTTGAAAAAGCCATAATTGCTCCAATAAAAAAGCCCCACCCCCGAAAGGATGAGGCTTATCTTTACTACTTAAACAGCCGCGTCAAAGAACAACTCAACACCATAAGTGTCATCAAGCTCACCAACACCGTAAACGGCAGTTGCGTTAAGCTCAGTGGCACGTAAAGATGCATCACGCTGAGTTTCGATTTGGAAGTCACGCTTTAAGGCAATCGCTAGTGCTTCGCGAGAGAATACAGCGCCCTTCACATCATCGTTACCGTCAACAGTTAGGTTGCTTGACTGATAAATATCAACACCGCCCAAAGAACCAACAAAGCTACTACGCATTGCTTCGTTCTGAGCATCGCCACCGTTAGGGTTAGCAAAAGTGTTAGTCAAGTTAGCCTTCAACTGGTAAGCAGTGTAAGGGTGAATAACAGCGGCCATAGAACCAGGCGCGTTGTTGTTTTGCAGAATTGCAACAGCCTTAAAGATGTCAGCAACAGTGATTTCTGTCCCTGCGCCACCTAGAGAGGTTGAGAACCCATCAAACAGAGCAAGAAGGTCTTGATCCATTTTCTTCGCAATAGCCGAACCAAGAACAGTTCCTAGCTCAGTTGCAGGGTTGCCGCTTCCGTCACGCGCAAGATCAGTTAGCAATACCTGTGCGCCAACTTCTGCGATGGTTACAGATACAGATGAAGTGCTGACAGTCGTTGATGACATATCAGTGCCTTCAGTCAAAGCCGCAGCCGCGATTGATGGGTACTTGGGTATCTGTATCGTCTTACCCGGTACAGAACCGATGTTATAAGGAGTTACCAAACCAAGCATAAGAGACTGCTGTTCAGCGGTGAATCGAGCCTGTGCGATAATATTCGCAAAGAGATCGTCAAGAGTTGTACTAGTTGTTGCTGCCATTATGAATTACCTTTTGTATGGGCGAAAAAAAACCGCCAAATGGCGGTCTATTTCATTAAGTTAAATCAAGTTGGCTAACGTTTGGTCGCGGCAAATGCCTCTCGGCCACCTGTGTTCCAATTATCAACCATGTCTTGATGTGTCATTGTTTTTTGGACTGAGCCGCCAGTATTTCCCTGACTGCCAGAACCGCCTGCCGATGCCCTCACAAAGTGTGGGTTGACAGTAAGAAATTCGGATACCGCTTCACTAACAGATAACAGATCACCCTTGTCGTTGTATCGAGGGGTGTTATTGCCATCTACTACCTCAACAGTCCCATCCTCTGACAAGCGAACTTGATTCTTGAGCAGAGTAGAAACCTGATCGGGATTAACCGCATTGTTAATAGATGCCGCAGACAACAAAGCACCGTCGACAAGAGTTTGATGCAGCTTGCTCTTGTATGCGTTTATTTCCTGATCCTTTTTGCTTACCGTGTCCTTCAAGATAGTTTCAAACTCACCGCGCTCTTTTTGAGCTTGTAGGTTGGACTCATCACGCTCTTTTAAAACCTGTCTGGCTTGATCTAAATCAATATCACCAATCTGGCTTTCAAACTTGCGTGTTTGTCGCTCCAATCTGCTTGCGATCATTTTGTCTACTTGGGCTTGTGTAAACGTCTTTTCCTGAGTTTCTACTGCCGCTGTTTCAGTCTCAGCTTCTATTGCCATGATTTCATCGCTCATGTGTACGAACCTCTTACGAGTGGTTAAAAATTCTATTTAGCTTTCTTTTTCTTCTTGGGTCGTCCTACCTTTGACCCATATGTGCCTTTACCTTTTGGCATGACTTACTCCTCAAATACTGGTCGGAAATGATGACGGCAGTTGTAGCCGCCTCGAACGATAAAAGGATCACCAGGCGCTTTACCTGCCCATGATCCTGACCATGTTTGTGCGATTTCTTCGGTTGTGAACGTCTGACCCTGATGCTTGCGGCAGAATGATCTAGTGTCTCTAATAGACGAGCCGTAATATTTCCATTTCTCTGCCCCTGATTCCTTTCCTATAGCGGTATTGATCGAGGCATCAAATTGCATGAGGCTGTCTTGCATCATCTGTACTGAATAGCGTCTTAGGTTGCGCCCTGTTGCATCTCTGCCATAGAGTCTTTGTAGCTTCTCAACCGCTGCCGCCTTTTGTGCCGCTGATCCATTGGCCGCAATATCAACAAGTTTTTGAGCCTCAACCGAATCCGATGAGATATAGATGCCGTTAATAGATTGGCTTAGGTTCTTAACAGACTCATTGAACGCTCTGCCTGTTAATGTGCTTTGGTAAACCTCTGTTGCTAGGATGTCTAAATACTCTGCGGCAATGGCCTCAAAGCCTTGGAAGGACAAACGCTGTAACTGAGTAATGACCGATGACTCAACTGCAATAAAATCACCATAGTTTTGGAGCATTGCGAGGGCTGACTCAGATACCTTTCTGTACTGACGAATAGATGCCTGAACCTCGGCTAAATACACCTCATCAATAATGGATCGTATTTCTGATCGAGCCGCTAATGCCCACTCAAGATCAAATAGATTGCCATCAGTTAAAGGGGCTGTTGCCATCAGTTTGGCAACCCTTTCCTCTAACTCTTGCAGTGCTGCGGCTATCCTCTCCTGATGCTTGTCGGCTAAACGATCAAGAAGATCGCTGTATTCACTCTCTGCCGACATTAGAGCGTCAACTCAGGCTCATCATCTGATTCTGTAAACTGCCCCAATATTTGCGTGTTTCCTTCAATCTCTGTATGCGCCTTGGCTAATGCCTCATCATCAAGGACCAGGTCAGCAATCTGCATATCAATGTTCTGCATGAGCGTGACTGAGCGAACACCGCTTGCGCGTATCTGCTGTAAGAAGGTTAGTTCCTTGTCGTTATCCCTTAGATCAAAGGCATCTGGATAGGATATTTCCACATCTGGGGTGACATCTTGCCAATCACAGAACAGCACAAATAACTGCTCTTCTGCTAACTCTAAGATGTCAGCCTTTTCCGATAGCTTGGCGTTGAGCATTTGAAACTCTGTCTGCATTGCAACGCCTGATTGCGTCATTGCCGTTGTACCGCGAACCGCGCCCATATGGGTCATTCGGTTAATGGACTCGACCTTATCGGTTATCGATGCGCGTACAGCATCCAAATTAGAGCCGCTTGGCTGCATCTGGTAGGGCTTTAACCCTTGATCCATGTCATCAGGTAGATTAATGACTGCCCCCGCCCCTGCGCTTGCATCTGTGCCATAGGTCTTAACCAGAGTCGGATGATTAGATATGCGTATCAACTGCTCGATTTCTGACAACTCTTGATAGATAGCACGTTGCATATAAGCCACATCCGATAGGTCTGATATGCCTATGCCTCTTGTGACTGATCGTTGTGCGGGAAGAAACACAGCCGGGATGCGACCCAATGGATTGTCGATCACCTCGACTTTCTTTTCCTTACCGTTAGAGGATATATAGGACTCGATTGACTCCTCTGTCCAGACCTTGTAGTGAGCCTCTACCTCTGTGTCAGAGATGTGCTGTATGCTTTCCCTAACCTTGAGATAGACAAGCTTAAAACGACCGCTAGGGGTTCTTTCGTACTTCCAATCAAACACGTTTTCAGGGGTAAATAACGTCAGATAAGGGCGTATCTCTTGCGCTAATTCTTCGGCCTTTGTCCCTGCATTAGATTTAGGCTTATCCACCATAACCCAGACATTGCCATACACACTCGCCCATACTTGCGCTTCACGCATAAAGGTATTGAGTGAGCGACCATCAAGATCGCAATCTTTTAGAAACGGCTCAAGGGCTACGTTATTGGCTAGGGAGTTAAAGGATCGAGTGGGTGGGACGCGCCACAGAAAACTGCTGTAAATGTGGACGATGTTCTTGCAGTGATTGTCCATAGCGGTCAGGTCGATTCTGCGACCATAGGAGTCAGCGTCCTCGTTGACGTATTTAGTCAGGTAGGAGCCATCACGATAGTCTTGCCCGCCCATGTATGAGCGCAGGTAAAATTCCCAACTATCTTTGTGGTTGTCATATTCTGGTGTTGTGTATTCAATATCTGCCATTAAGTCCACCGCGTAGGCTGTTCAATTTGATAGTCTGTTTTAACTGGAAATAGGTATTCGGTCATATAACCCAACGCATCGTTCATATGGTCATAGCCATCATCTTTGTTCGGTTGGCTAGTCCCTTCTTTGTAGGTCTGACGCTCTAGCGACTTAATCGCTTGCTTGCATTTTTCAGTGAAAAACAGGTGGCGTTCCCCATCCCCAGACTTGAGTCGTGAGTTCACTGCGTTGATGCGATCTCGGACAAGTGGATGGGCTTTCTTGGCCTTAGTCATAAAGCCGGAGTTGTTCAATATAGAGAGGTCTGTGCGACCCCCTGCTGATGTCTTTCTTTGTCTTGCTGCCGGGTCTGGATAAATAATGACCTGCCTGTTGGGATAGCGTTGATGTATCTCTTTTGCCATCTCATCAGTATTAGACCCATAGATCACGATCTCATCGATGCAGATAAGAGTATTGCCTTTACGTTGTGCAACCACTGCACTCATAGGATCAGTGTTAAAGTCCATGCCTATGTGCAGAACACCCCCATCGTCCTCAAACTTAACGACTGAGGAGGCGCGTTCAAAGTTGTAGTAGATTAGCCCTGCATAAGTAACAAACTCAGCGCAGTATTCTTGGTTAAACGTGCGCTCATCCAGATCAGATCGTGCCTGGTCAATCTCACTCTCTGAGACATTGCCACCATCTAAGGTCGTATATTGAAAACTTGCCCACTCATCAGCACCATCGATGCCTTTAGCCCACAAGTCATAAAAGTGGTTGCGGCCTTTAGGCGTACCAATAAAAAGGGCTGAACCCTGCCTATCTGATAAGGATGGCCTGATAACCTCATACCATGCCTCTGGCCGCATATCTGCAAACTCATCGAGGACAACAAAATTTAACGCTCGTCCTCGTAAGTTATTAGGCTTCTCAGCACCCTTTAAGCTAATCACAGAGCCGTTGATCAATCTTAAAGTCAACGAGCTTTCATTTGATTTGACAATGTACTCATCAGGGATGGTATGTATAAGCATATCCCAAGCGATCTCTTTAGCCGCGCCATAAGTCGGTGCTACATACCAACAATTCTTATTCTTTCCAGAGGTTGCCGCTTTAAGTAATTCGGTGACAGATAGATGTGTCTTGCCAAATCTACGCCCTGCCACGCAGTTGCGAAAACGAGAAGGATTACAAAATATCTCACTCTGTGGGGGCGTGAGTCGCATTGCCATCCACAATAATATTAATTGGAGGTATCTCTTGCGCCTCTGGCTGATCTTCTTTCCATCCACCCTGAGTTTTAAGGTAGAAAATATTGGCCGCGACATTGCCATCTGTGGCTAATTTGACTAGGTTTGTACCCATGTCACTGATCTGTTTAACCCTGCCTTTTTTATAGGCATCAGATACTTCTGGTTGACGCGACTCAATCGCTCTTAAAGTAGTCTCTGAAATGCCAAAGTAATCAGCAATTTGACCTTTAGTTAATACAGCCGCAAGAGCCTTTAGTTCGATAACTTGGTCATCACTAAAAACGATAGGTGGTTGTCCTCCCCCCTCGCCTTGTCTGCCCTTTTTCATTTCTTATTAATTAAATCTTGAACGGTCTTGGATTCATAGATTCTTAGCCCAAGCCATATAATAGTGAATAAAGATGCCGTTGGTGGTAGCCAAGCGGCAAGAGATAAAACGCCAGTAGAGGCAGCAGCAACATCCATCATATCTTTTCCGTGATCATCCATTTGATTTGGCCTTTGGTTTTGTGGCCTTCTCATACACCCCATTGTCAAATAAATCGGTCTCAGCCTTTCTTCTCCTGGTCAGCCCGGCAACCGCCTTTTTACCAACCTTGTCCCACCGTATAATCTGTTCTGATACCTTATCTAGTTCACCTGAATTGATCACTTGGAGCATCGTACTCGCCCTTAAGTTTCCGCAACCTAGATTGAAACACCAAGAAACAATGGCATCCCACTGAGATTGATCAAGATCAACCGTGATTAGCCGCTTAACATGAGTCTCAACCATCTCTATGTCCGCAGATAAAAGAGCATCAGCCTGTTTCTTACTGATTTTGTCACCTTCCACGACCCCACGAGTGTGACCACAGCCAATCGTCCAAACATCGCCAGAGCATTGATACGCCTCTAGCTTGCAACCTTCAAAATGCTTAATAAATTCTTTGCCTTTGTCCGATGTTTGCATATCAGCCTCACGAATAGTTTGGCTGACGCACGACTATAAGGGAGTTGGTCGCTTCAAACCGTCAGCACAGGTCGCTCAAAAGAGCCGCCTAAAAACGAAAAAACCGCCAATTAAGGCGGTAAAAGAGGGGGAGTCAGCCGAACAAGCTAGGGGTACGGCCACTGTAGATAATTGTTTCATACTTTGTCAGGACTGTCAATACATACAGTGGTTATTTATACAGTAAAAGTGTGTCAGTAGTATTGTTGGTACGGTGTCAAGGACACAAAGTGCAACCTTTTGTCCGCTTTTAAAAATAATTACAAATAATACCCTCATCAGGTGACATAATGTCATATAATTACTACATCAAGACATTAACTAAAGGGAAATAAAGTGATGGAAGATAAAGAATTAATCGAAAAAGCGATGGAGAAAAGCGAATGAAAAAAATTATAGCTTACACGGCGTCGTTTATCCATTTTGTGTTGTCCACAGTACTTATACTGGTAGTAGGCTCACCCATATATGTTGGGGTTTGGATTCTTTATGACACCTTTCCTTGGAATACCGAGGCTTACGACTGGTTTCTTGCGTCAATTATGCTTTTAACATTCGTTATTTTCTTCAAGGTGGGAGGGCGGATTGCAACATTTCACCTAGATTGGATACATAAAAAGGAGAAGAGTGATGCAGATTTATAATCATGAATATAAAGTTACCGGATTTACACAAAAAGTAGTTAGGTGTTGTGGCAAGATCGTCCCTAACCCTAATAAGTTGTTAATGTGCGACCCTCCCAAAAAAGAAT